TTCTCACTACCTTCTTCATTAGCTCCAGAAAAACCATATAGTATTGCAAAAGTTCACCCAGCAAATGAAAATGTGAGTTTTGAAATCGGTTCTGGACACAGACATGCACAAAGACAAGCAAAAATTCGCAATCTTGCAACTGGAACTACTAACAAAGGAGAGAAAGAAGCCGCACTTAGAAAACTAAGTGGCCCCTCTCTTCCTCTTGCAGACTCTGTTATTCAACCAGGACAATTGACAAACGAAGATTATCAACGGATACAATCTAGTGGTAATGTTTATACTATACTTTTTTCATGGAGAGGTAGACCAATGACAAATCTTCAACTTTTCTTCTCAAGTATGAAGAGGCCATCAAAAGATGAAGTGAAAAAGGAAATTGAAAAGTTTTATCCAGGCGCAGTTATAATGCAGTGGTATCCAAGTCCTACCGACCCAACAAAACCAATTGTAGTTATTCAAGGTAATTGAAATGAACGTAAATCCCTCTGAAATAGTACTTGAAGATATTAATAAGATGTTAATTTATGAACAACAATCGAGGGTTATAGATAAGTTAGATAGAGATGAAGCAATAGAATTTGCCAAAGCTTATTTTAAACTATATCTCAAACAACAAGAAGTCGTAGCAAGTTTAGCGAAATTGTAATTTTGTCTTATGAGTGATCAGGTATATCTTGGTAATCCCAACCTTAAAAAGGCTAATGTAGCCGTAGAATTTACACAGGAACAAGTTCTTGAGTTTGTAAAGTGCAAGAACGATCCTGTGTATTTTGCTAAAAATTATATCAAGATTGTTTCACTAGACTATGGTGAAATACCTTTTAGGATGTATCCATTCCAAGAGAAGTTAATTACAAACTTTCACGAAAATAGATTTAACATTTGTAGAATGCCTCGTCAGACAGGTAAATCTACAACTTGTGTTTCATATTTGTTACATTATGCAGTGTTTAATGATAATGTTAACATAGCTATTCTAGCCAACAAGGCATCCACAGCACAAGATCTACTTAGTAGATTACAATTTGCATATGAAAAACTGCCAAAATGGATGCAACAAGGTATCGTATCATGGAACAAACGATCTCTAGAACTGGAGAATGGCTCAAAAATTATCGCCGCATCTACTTCTGCATCTGCTGTCCGAGGCGGATCGTATAATATCATCTTTTTGGACGAATTCGCTTTCATCCCGAATCACATTGCTGATGAATTCTTTGCCTCTGTTTATCCTACTATATCGTCTGGACAAAGCACAAAAGTCCTAATTGTTTCTACCCCAAAAGGTATGAATCATTTTTACCGTATGTGGCATGATGCCGAACGCGGTAAAAATGAATACGTTCCCACAGATGTTCATTGGTCCGAAGTTCCAGGAAGAGACGATAAGTGGAAAGCACAAACTATTGCAAACACGTCAGAACAACAATTTAAAGTTGAGTTTGAGTGCGAATTTTTAGGATCTGTCGATACTCTCATATCTGCAGCAAAACTCAGATCTTTAGTTTACGATGATCCCATAAAAAGAAATGCAGGCCTTGACATTTATGAAGAACCTCAAAAGGATCATAATTATGTTTTAACGGTTGATGTTGCTAGGGGCGTAGAGAAAGATTATTCAGCATTTACAATTTGTGATACAACAAGTTTTCCATATAGACTTGTAGCAAAATACAGAAATAACCAGATTAAACCAATGTTATTTCCGAGTATTATCAAAGATCTTGCAGTCGCTTACAATAAAGCATATGTTTTAGTTGAAGTTAATGACGTTGGTGAACAAGTTGGACAGATTCTTCATATGGATTTGGAATATGATAACGTCCTTATGTGTACGATGAGGGGTCGTGCTGGTCAATTAGTGGGTCAAGGGTTTTCTGGTAAGAAATCTCAAATGGGCGTGAAGATGTCCAAAAATGTCAAAAAGATTGGATGCATGAATCTTAAGACTTTAATAGAAGAAGATAAATTAGTCATTAAAGACTATGAGGTGATCAGTGAACTCACAACTTTCATTCAGAAAGCTAATTCTTTTGAGGCTGAAGATGGTTGTAATGATGATCTTGCAATGTGTCTAGTTATTTTTGCATGGTTAATCATGCAACCATACTTCAAAGAAATGACGGACAATGATGTTCGTAAAAGGATTTATGAAGAACAAAAAAATCAAATTGAACAAGATATGGCCCCTTTCGGATTCATTTCTGATGGGTTAGATAGTGGAGAAAGCTTTGTTGATGAAGATGGCGATCGTTGGCATGTTGATGAATATGGAGACATGCAATATATGTGGGATTATAGATAATGGATTTTGATGATCAATTTGAATTAGAACATTTATTTCTTACTGAGAGAAAATGTAGAAAGTGTGGAAAAGTAAAAGATCTTATTGATGGTTTTTATCTTACGAGAAAAGGTAGAGGTGGCATAGCATCAGCATATTCATATGAGTGTAAAAATTGCACTATTCAAAGAATAGTCTCCAGTAGAATGACTAATAGAGTTTTTGATAAATGGGAATATCCTGACTGGTAATTTTTGTTCATGTACTGTTTCCCCAATATAAAGTTAGCAAATAATAAATATTTGTAGTCAAGTTGAAACTTCTTTAGAGGGAAAGACATGTCGCTAAACTTAGTATCACCAGGCGTAAAGGTCAGAGAAGTTGATCTTACTGTAGGCAGAATCGATGCAGTAAATGATCAAGTTGCAGCAATCGCCGGCCCATTTCTTAGAGGACCTATTGGACAACCAGTTCTAGTAGAGACCGAACAGGATCTTTTAAACACATTCGGCAAACCATCTAATACTGATGGTCAGTATGAATATTGGTTAACTGCATCCTCATATCTCTCTTATGGAGGAACATTAAGAGTTATTAGATCAGATGATGATGAATTAATCAACGCACATGCAGGTGTTGGTGGAAGTGCCGTAACTCTAAAAATAAAATCACAAGAAGATTATCAAAATAATTATACAAGTTCAACCGGATGGTTTTTTGCTTCTAAAGAAGCAGGATCTTGGGCTAATGGATTGAAAGTTTGTGTAATTGATAGTGCTGCAGACCAAAGAGTTTCTATTGGTACTTTTGGTTTAGCTGTAGGTTATGCTATGACTTGCGGAGTCAGCACTTCATATGTAACTTCTTCAGGAACTGTAGAAACTTTCAATGGATACATCAAGGGAATTATTACAAAAGTTAATGTTGGTAGTGTGGATGTAAAAATTGTAAGTAGACATGATTCAACTACCGGATTAAGTACTTCCGTTTCATATCAAACAAATGGACTCAATAAAATATTTCAACAACCAGAAGGTGAGGGAAGTATTTACTATCAAGTCTTTAATAATGTAGGAACTGCTACTTCCCTAGAGAAGTTTAGAATTTCTAATGCAGCTACAATCGGAATCGGATCTACTGTAGTAGCAACTACCGCTTCAATATCAAATAATGTTGAAGTTGGTGATTTAATTCAATCACTGAATAGTACATTTAAAGCAAGAGTGGTTGGACTAGCAACTGGTCAAATCATCGTAGATACAGTTTCTCCTGTTGCGCTTGCAGCTACAACTTTAGTTGTAACCTATGTCAGAAATTCTATAGATGGAACTTTAAGTAGAGGTGAGGGGTTACTTCCTAATAGTGATCTTAATTCAGTAGTCGATTGGTATGATCAACAGACTTTAGGATTAACTAATTCTACTGTATTTTGGAAAAACATTGCTCCTAGACCAGGAACATCTCAGTATACCGACTCAAGAAATGGAAAAAATGATGAGGTACACGTAGTTGTAGTCGATGATAGTGGATCCGTTTCTGGAATATCTGGTAACATTCTAGAGAAATTTACCAATCTGTCAAAAGCTACAGACGCCAAAATTACTCCAAGTGAAAATATTTACTATAAGACATATATTCAAAATAATTCAGAATATATTTACGCTGGCGAAGTAGATGCTTTACTTTCTCCTTCATTCACATCCCTGGATGGTTATGTATTATCCAGTGGAGGGTCAATCGCTTGGGGTCAGGAAGCAAATTCAACTACTTTTGGACTTTCTGGTGCAAAAACTTATTCATTACAAAATGGCCACAACTATGGAGCTGGTAATGGATATTCTGTGAGTCTGGCAAATATCCTAAGTTCTTATGATATACTATCAAACCCAGCAGAATATAATATAAACTTTATTCTCGGTGGTCCAAGTGGTGGAGAAACAATCTTTGATTCTCAAGCAAAAGCAAATAAACTTATTTCCATTGCAGAATCAAGAAAAGATTGTGTAGTAACCATATCCCCACACAGAAGTGGTGTTGTAAATGTAACCAATAGTGATACCCAAACATCGAACATAATTAATTTCTACGATTCAGTATCTTCAAGTTCTTATGCAGTATTTGATTCTGGATTCAAATACATGTTCGATAGATTTAATAATCAGTTTAGATATATCCCATTGAATGGAGATATTGCTGGACTCATGGCAAGAACATCTATTAATAATTATCCATGGTTCTCCCCAGCAGGAGCTGCAAGAGGAACTATCAACAATGCGGTTAAACTTGCATACAATCCAAGTCAAGGTCAAAGGGATCTTCTTTATCCTAAGAGAATTAATCCAGTTATTTTCTCTCCTGGATCCGGAATTATTCTTTTTGGTGATAAAACAGGACTTTCTTATTCATCAGCTTTTGATAGAATAAATGTTCGTCGTCTATTCCTAACCATCGAAGAGACCATTGAAAGAGCTGCAAGAGCCCAACTATTCGAATTCAATGATGCTGTAACAAGATCAAACTTCTTGAATATTGTTGAACCATATCTCCGTGATGTAAGGGCAAAGAGAGGTATAACAGACTTCTTAGTTATTTGTGATGAATCCAATAATACTCCAGATATTATTGATTCAAATCAATTTAGGGCTGATATTTTTGTAAAACCAGCACGATCAATTAACTTTGTTGGTCTAACTTTTGTTGCTAACAGAACTGGAGTTAGCTTCGAAGAGATTGTCGGAACCGTTTAATTCTTTAAGATAAAACATCAATCCCTACCGAGGTAAAAACAATGGCTGCACAATTTTCAAATACATCAACCTTTCAACAAAGAACTCTAGAAGATTTTAAATCAAAACTAATTGGTGGTGGTGCTAGACCAAATCTATTTGAAGTAGAACTTGGTTTTCCCACATTCGCTACTGGTAATGACACTACTATCTCAGAGTTATCTAGATTTATGATCAAGGCAGCTAACTTGCCAGCTTCAAATGTTGGAGTAATTGAAGTTCCTTTTAGAGGAAGAAATTTAAAGATAGCTGGAGATAGAACCTTTGATGTGTGGACTATTACAATAATCAACGATGTTGATTTTAAATTAAGAACAACATTTGAAAAGTGGATGAATGCAATCAACAAACATGATGATAACTCTGGTTTAATTAATCCAGCACAGTATCAAAGAGATGCTATAGTAAAGCAGTTTGGAAGAGCTTCTATCCAAAATGCTACTGGAAACGTTGCTGATCCTGCAATTACAATTGGAACGACATTACCTGTTCTAAAGGCTTATAAGTTCTACGGAATATTCCCAACTTCAGTAAGTGCGATTGACCTTTCCTATGATTCTGCTGATACAATCGAAGAATTTACTGTAGATTTACAAGTTCAGTGGTGGGATGCTCTCGATAATGGTGGAGCTTCACAATTATCTACTACTGAGACCCCAACTGCGGAACTCTAATAAATAGTAGAAACTAGTTCACCCTTGAATAATGCCTAAATTATTTGGTTTTAAAATCCAAGATTCGGAGGACGATAGATCTAAAAAGTCTATCGTCTCTCCTGTTCCGGAGAATCAAGAAGATTCTTCGGACTTTTATGTGTCTAGTGGATTTTATGGACAATATGTTGACATTGAAGGAGTTTATAAATCAGAATATGATTTAATTAAAAGATATCGTGAAATGGCTTTACATCCAGAGGTGGATGGAGCTATAGAAGACGTTATAAATGAAGCAATAGTATCTGATCAAAATGATTCTCCAGTACAAATAGACTTATCGAATGTACCCGCTTCAGATAAACTCAAAAAAATTATTAGAGATGAGTTTATCTATATTAAAGAAATTTTAGATTTTGATAAAAGATGTCATGAGATTCTAAGAAATTGGTACGTAGACGGTAGAATTTATTATCATAAAGTTATAGATTTAGAAAAACCACAAGAAGGAATTAAAGAAGTAAGATATATTGATCCTACAAAAATTAAACTTGTAAGAAAAATTAAAAGAGATGGAAAACATGTTTTGAATCCATCTTTTATGGTTACTGATGGTAAATCAGGGAACGTTAGTATGAGCACTCCCGAAGTGGAAGAATTTTATGAATATGATCCAAATACTAGGGGTGGTCAAAGAACAAGTACTTTTAAGAGTGGTGTAGGTGGCGCTGCAAGAATTTCTAAAGATTCAATCACATATGTACATTCCGGTCTTGTAGATAGGAATAAACAAGTTGTTCTTTCATACCTACACAAAGCAATCAAAGCTCTCAATCAATTAAGAATGATTGAAGACTCTCTTGTTATATACAGATTGTCTCGTGCTCCAGAACGTCGTATCTTTTATATTGATGTTGGCAATCTACCAAAAATTAAAGCGGAACAATATCTCCGTGATGTCATGACTCGCTATCGCAATAAGTTAGTTTATGACGCCAATACTGGAGAAATTCGTGATGATAAAAGAATGATGGCAATGCTAGAAGATTTCTGGCTCCCTCGCCGTGAAGGTGGTAGAGGAACTGAAATCTCTACTCTTCCAGGTGGGCAAAACCTTGGAGAACTTGCTGATATTGAATATTTCCAGAAGAAACTTTATAGAGCTCTTGGTGTTCCAGAGTCTCGTTTGGGTGGAACAGGTGGATTCAACCTAGGCAGATCTTCAGAGATTTTAAGAGACGAAATTAAATTTACTAAGTTCGTCGGAAGAATGAGAAAGAGATTTTCTCAACTATTCATGGATATGTTAAAGACTCAACTTATCCTCAAAAATATTGTAACTCCAGAAGACTGGAAAATTCTTTCCGATCACATTCAATTCGATTATGTTTATGACAATCACTTTGCAGAACTAAAAGAAGCAGAATTGATTCAAAACAGACTCAATGTTCTTGCAGTTGCTGAACCATACGTTGGGAAATATTTTTCTGTAGATTATGTCAGAAGAGTTATTCTCAAACAAACTGATTCTGAAATTGTAGAAATTGATGAACAAATAGTAAAAGAGAAAGAAAAAGGAATTATTCCACCCGATGTAGATCCTACAACTGGACTTCCTGTTGGGGAACAACCACCTATTGATCAAGGATCTATGGGCGAAGTTCCAGTTTCACCAGAAGCTTCAACTGCTTCTGTTGAGATGCAACCAACAGAAGAAGCTCCTAAAGCCACTATGCCTAAGGGTGGTAGGATCTAATAAATACCTTAAATAAACATTGAATTAAAACAAATGGATGATTTAATTGACATGATTGTTGCTGACCAATCCCCATCAGATATCAGCGACAGAATTAAAGAGATTTTAATGCAAAAATCAGCAGAAAATATTGATATTATTAGACCTGCGGTTGCTGCATCAGTTTTCGGAAATGAAGAAAATGTGGAAGAAAGTGATGATGAAGTTGCAGAGGAAGATGCAGAATAATAAATAACTATTATAGGACTTTATTATAACGATGCAAAGAACAAAAATAATTGCAACAGAAGTTGCAATGCCAACAACTGCAGGCGCTGCTTCCAGTATTAGTGAAGCAACTTGCGTAAGATTATACAATGGTTCTGGTGCTGCAGCTACGGTAAGTATTTCAACTGCTGTTGGAGCTGCAACAACCAATTCATTCACAATGGCTACAGGTGATGTTGAATTTCTTCAAAAAGCTGCAACGGATGTAATTTTTGCATCTTCTGCGTCTGTGAAAGCTGCCAAAGTAGGACTTACCAACTAAGAACCATGAAACTAATTACCGAAGAAGTAACGAATGTAAAAATTATCACTGAAGGAAAAGGTGATAATAAAAAACTTTATATTGAAGGAGTATTTCTCCAAGGAGAAATTAAAAACCGTAATGGGAGAATGTATCCCATCACTGTTCTCTCTCGTGAGGTTGATCGTTATAATGAACAGTTTGTATCTAAAGGTCGCGCTTTAGGAGAACTCGGACACCCCGATGGTCCTACTGTAAACCTTGATCGTGTTTCACATAAAATCACTTCTCTCACTCAAGAGGGAAATAATTTTATCGGTAAAGCACAAATTTTGAATACTCCAATGGGAAAAATTGCATCCTCACTTCTTGATGAAGGTGTAATGCTTGGCGTTTCTT